CCTATTGCACCCGCAACGCCTGAACCAATTGCGCCACCAATGGTAGCTAATGCTAGCCCTGGAACCATTGAGCCAATCAAAGAGCCAACAGCGTTTAATGATTTTTGGCCAATGCCTTGGCGATGGTCTGCAAGCATCTCGTCCATAACTGCAATTCTATTACTGCTTTCTTCCATGGTTTGCTTGGTTGATTTACCAGGAAAAAGATATTCAAAAAACTGCCCTGTCTGCTCGACTGGTTTTTCCAATGAAGCGGTGAACGTCTGCCCTAATGTAGGAGCAGGCACAAAATTAGTGTTGGTCTGTCCCTGTCTTTTTCCACCAAACATTATTATTTGCTCCTGCAATTATTTAAATTTAAGCATTATCGTATGTTTTTTTGTATCGAGCCACCGCTTCTTTTGCTGTAACTATCCCGCCATCCTTTTTTATAAAAAACAATGGATTGTGTGAAGGTTCACTTCCCATCATTGCTTTACTTACTGGGGAGTTAGGGGTTTTTTCTGCCGCTTTAATTAATCTTGAAGCACCGGCACCGCCAATATTATGTGCCATGTACAATTCAAATTCTTTGGGTTCTCTTTTTAAACTTTTTATCATTGTAATGGCATTTCTTTTGGTTAATAGAACAATGGCTTTGTCTTGTTGCCTTTCCTTATTAATGCCATCTTTTGTTAATCCAAATTCTTTGCCATACGTTTTAACTAAATCATTCCATACATTTGGTAAGAATTGAAATTTACCAATTGCTCCGGTTGAACTTACCGCTTTCATGCCTTCATTAGGTGATTCAATTTTTGCTATTTTTCTTAAATATTGATTGCTAGTAATATTTCCCATGCCAGACGCTTTGAATTCTTTCGATTTAACCTCTTTTTTGGTGTCACCTGATTTAACTAATGATGATACTTTTTCTTTGAACTCAACTTCATCTAACCCAGAATCTTTAAATTCTTTAGTCTTCATAAATGTATTTGTTAATGCGTTAACATCATCTTTAACGGCTGTTTCTGAATTAGGGTTTACTTTTTCCTGTACCGGTTTTCCTTCTTGTTGTGTCGCTTTTCCCTGTTCGCCAGTGTCACCCATCCAGTTCATACGTTTATGCATGGCCTGGTCGTATTTATCCGCTTGTTTTTGCGTGTTAAATACACCTAGATGCTCGCCTGTTTTGTGATACTGAGTGATTGCCTCGCCTTCTGATACTTGTTTGCCATCAACAATGGTAGGTAATAAGATCGTCTTTCCATCTTCTTCCATGGTCATCGTGCGAACGGTCGCGTAATCAGCACCTACACCCCATACTTTTTCGCGCTGGTCTAGGTCTATATTCCCTTGTACTTCTGGGGTGGCAATTCTGCCAGACCTCCACAACTGAGGCATTTCTATTCGGCTAAATCGTGTGCGTGGCATGTCCAAGTAATCGGCTTTTGTAAACCTTGAGTCTTTGTCCATCTCAGCCGCACGCCAAACGCTTTCATTATACAATTCACTGTAAGCTGGCTTTCCAGTTTTATCCCGAATAAAATCACCGGAATTATCCACTGCTGTTATCCGTCCACCAGGTGAGCTAACTAATCTTGGTGGGTTGTTGGCAAATATTTTTTCTACATCTGCTTCACTGCGGAATTCAAGGAGTTTGTTCCTAGCTACATTTTGAGCATGTGACGCTAAGATACCCATTTCATTTTTATCAAGGGGAACATTATTGTGGTCTAGTACATAATTAAGGCCTTGTTCCACCTTGTATGATTCATTCATATTTTTTTGATAATCTTTTAGGTAGCTATCAACATTTGTTAATTTATAATCCCCATTGAGAGCACCCATAAATTTTACGTAACGCATAGCCGCATCAAGTTGGGATTCTTCTGCCTGGCCACCGTTGGCCTGAGAGCGTAACCACGGGCTTATTTCTGATAAATACGGCAATATTTTTTGCTGAAGTTTGCTATTTGAGTAACCTTCGCCACTTGAGTCTAATTGTTCGTATTTATCAGCCGCAGATATTGCTTTGTCTCCACCCGATAGCGCGTTATTTTGCTGAGATTTTAAAAAGTTGTTTAAAAACTGGGTGTCACCTGTTTTTAATAAATTACCCACTGTATAAACCACGCCAGCTTTACGTGGGTCGTCTTTAAACGCATTCGTAGCGTATGCACGGTTTTCATTACTTAGAATTCCAAGACTGCTAATCATGGCCGTGACATCGCCACCCTGATTGAACCCGTCAATAATGGGTTGCAGGTATTGCTGCGGTATAGGCTGTCGTATGTCGTCAGGGTAATTAGCTCCAATACCTAGGGCATTTGTTTTGCTAATCATTTTATTTAAACTATCAACTCGTCTTAAATCTTTTTGTTGGTTTATTTGTGCTGGCGTACCAAAATCAACGGATTGATTAATGGACGCGTTTTCATTCGCAAAATCTTGATAGATTCGAGCACCCTCAGGTGTTGCAGAAACAAACGCTTGATAGCCGCCTGGTTGCTCAATATCATTAAAAAAGTTATTAAGCCGATGGTGATAACCTTCTTCTTCCAAGGTTTTTTGATTCTTGCTCTTCAGGAACTTTTGACGTTGTTGTAATAACTCCCAGCTTGCACCAGAGTTTATATCACCATCCGCTCGATGTGAGCCGCGCCCATATCTTAACAAACCTTTGACTTCTTTAGAACCTAACGCGGTTAACTCCATAACCGATGGATTATTTCCATTGGCATATTTAGATTTAGCATCTGAAACTGAAATCTGCGCCATGTGATGATTTGATGTCATTGCTGTTGCGTGGTTGATGGGTAAACCAGCATTTAACATAGGAATTTTTTGTGTTTCCGACGCATGATAAGCACTTAATTCTGATGCATTAAGTGTTCCTTCTCTCATTCCTTTTGCTAACTCTTGAGCGTTTTCTACTTTTATTTCTAATTGTTTATGTAAATTATTGGCTTCTGTTGGTGTCAATACGCCTGACGCAACTTGACCTTTTAAAGCTTCGTATTGGTCTTCAATAAATTGGTCTGCGCCCTCGGGGTCTTGGAACATCTTTTCAATAATCGTTGATGAAGTATCACCAAACGCTGAAAGTGACGCGTACTTTGCTTGCATCATGCTAAGTTTTGCTGACGTTTCACCGGCTTTTAATCCAAGGCTTCGAGACATTGTATTAGCTGAAGCATTTAATTGTGCTCTATCCTCACCATTAAGCTTGGAATTTTGTTTTATTTTATCAATGGATGTTTGAGCATTATTGGCAATGTACTCAGCATGGGCAGGGCTTTTAAACATTTCAAGCTGGCTGTTTGCTTCAACATCCTGAATCATACTATGCGTTTGCAGCAAGTTAGATTTTGATGCTGCTGAGGCAAAGTCAACGGATTTTTCCATTGTTCTACCGGCGATTTTGCCAAAAACCTGCGCTAAGTTATCAAGGCCACGTGCTTGGGAACCTGGGTTAGGTGGGTTTATAATCGGGTTAGATTCGTTGCTTCTAACAAATTCCTGAACCATTATAAATCCTCCGCCTTAGGCAACTTACTGACTACGTTTGCCGCATTAAATGAGAACTCTGCAACGTCACCAAACAGCTTGGCGTGCAATGTGCGCTTAACATTTCTACGCTCATCATTCAAAGCATCTTGCGCAATAGAATCCGTAAGTTTGTCGTTTCGTGCTTGCTTTGAGCCTGTGTTTATTGTGTCACGCTGCACGGCATTAAAGCTTGGGGAATCAAAAGCAACGCCTCTCGTAGTCATCTGTGCCGTTTGCTTGCTTATCATCTTCTCGGTTAAATCAAGGTTTTGAAGTTGTTTTTGTTGATATTGAATCGACTGCAACCTTGATTGCTGATTAATTGCTGATAAATCGGCTTGCGCTGCTTCTTTTTCAGCACTCATTTTTGCAACTGTTGCCCCTGCTGAGATTGCAGCCAATGCAATACTAACTTCTACGCCCATGATAGCCCCTATGCTTAAATTACGGCCATATCAATTTCATAGCCAATAGATAATATTTGTAAATCGAATGGTGACGATTGCGTGATAACAATTGCAGATGGATCGAACCTTGAGTACCCAGCAAATGGCGAAAATATCGCGGTGTCAGTTTTAGGCACAAGCGGTAATCCTGCTTGTATTTCTGCAAAATCTTGGTATTGAACCAGTTTACCATTAATGAAAAAGTTTAAAGACTCGTAGTAATCAACGTAAACGCGATTTAATTGTTTTTGAAACGCTGCTGAAGTAGCACTATAAAACGGATACATAGGTTTTATTTCAACATCATACAATAGACCAACTTGCACAGTCCCTGAGTCACCCAGTGGATTGTCAGCCGTTACAACACCACCTGATACGGTATATTTTCCAAAATCTTGGTTTTGATACACAACTTGAACTTCATAACCTTCAAGTATAGACAAGCCGTTAATTAAACCGGTGGTGGTCATCTGTTTGCTTTGAGAGTTATCAATATAGGTTTCACTTTGAAGCCTTTCAATCGTATACGTTTGGGTGTTGGTGTAATATTTTAAAATGTATACATGATTTTCAACCGTGACAATATCCACCAAGTCTATATCTTCAACCGATTGAACACCATCTACCGTTACAAGCGTTTTAAACTGCATGGGTGTTAACGCTGCCAATCCCACTTCGTTTGAGAATTGGAAAGCTGTGATGGTATTATCTGCCTGGTTCAGGAAGTAAATAAAATTATCTTGTGATGTATCTGTACCACGTAACAGTGCTCGGCTTTCAGGGTTTTTAACTAAGTGCTGGCTTTGCTGCGCAATATTGGTCGACTTATACGCCAAGCCTACCCCGTCAAAGTGATAATTAATTAAAGCTTTTCCTGTTTTTTGAACAAAATAAGAATCGTTAAAATACGTTTGAGGCTTGAGCAAATTTGATGAGCCGTGCGATGATTGCTGCCGAATAGAAAACGAACCTGGTGTTAATCCAATGTCATCATTTTGAGGTGCTACAAACTCATAGTTTGTTGTGTACACTTCCAATTGCTTGCCGCCGTTTAACCATAGAATTTCACCGGCATACGTTTGTCCAAGTGTATAAACAATAGCATCCGTTTCCCTTCCTGTTCCCACGTCGAAAGATATTGGCTGGTTAATCTTAGAGCCAAACACGGTATTCGGTAAAAGCAGTGTGTTACCAAACCATAACCTGTTTTGAAAATATAATACTTTTGCTGGATAACCAAGGCCATACGGGTTATTAGGCTCGCCCACCCATGCAGGTTGACGGATTGAATACTGAGAACCTACGGTTGAATATACCCCTGAATCAAAAGCCACTTGAACTAGAATTGTAAATGTAACAGTCGTCCCAACCTGGCTTACTATTGTAATTATACCATAGCCAATAGGTGAGGTTGCGCTTACGCCTCCCCCCACTATTTGTCCGCCTACCCATGCATTATTATAAACCGCTGTAGCTGGTAAAGTGGAGAATGCAATTGTCATTGTTCCACCGCTTACGCGTGAACCTCCAATGGTAACCGTTGTTGCATTATAATTTACTTTGTTAAAATCATAGGCCGGTAATGGGTAGATATTTAAATATTCATGCGCAAAAGTTAATGGTGCGTAACTTGATATGAAGATTCGGCCAGGTTGGTATAGTGGGGATGTTAAAATAAGTGAGTCATTATCTTGGGTATAATCAAGACCGGCTAAATCTGAAGCATTGTAATCAGTAGGTATAGTTTGAACAAACGATAATGTTGGGTCGTCGATGGTAACAAGTGAGCCGGTATAGGTTTCAACTAACAAACCACTCGATGTTGCAACAAAAGATTCAGACTCAGGAACACCAAAAACGTAGAATGCACCCTGTGCGCCAAGTATTAAATAGTACTCGCCGTTCTTGTCAACGAACTCATACATGGTTGATTCTTGAGAAGCATAATTTGTGGCGTTTAATTCAAAAACTGTTCCCTTGCGCTTTTTAACCAAGCCAGTTGTGCCAACTTCGCAATTTAAAAGCTTTTGTGCAGCCGTCAAATAGGATTCTATGTCTGTTCGCTTCCACGTTACTTGGTCAGCTTCACCGGCGTTGAACGAACTTTGGCGTATCATCTTATTTGCCATGCAACATACCACCATTCATTGGTAATTTATTAAGGTTATATTATCACATATTAAGTTTAAACGATGGTGTATATTAAACGAACGTAATGCGCGAAAAGTCATTATATGGTGTACTTAGAACCGGCCTTTCCATGTCATCCTGAACAATCGCCTTGGCAATCATTTTTTGATATTCTTTCTCAAGGTATTGGGTGAGCTGTACGTTGTTCGTTAGCGTAGGAGCAAGCTTACACGCTGCATACAAGACAAGAGCGCGAGCAAATAAAGGAGGGTAAACGGAAGGGTCAGCTTGATTTACAATGTAGTAATAACCAACCGGCTTAACTTGAGCCAACAATAAACCATCTGCAAATTCATAGATAGGCCATTGTGAGCCTGTTGCTTGCCATTTAAAAAACTTACCAAAGTTTCCAGGTAACTGGTATGTGTAACTGTAATCAGGTGAAAAATTTGTGGTTAATGGTGTGTCATCGTATCGGTACACGACTAAAAACGTCCAGTTGTAATCTAGGTAAAGCTCGGGCTCTAATTCGTAAATCTTAGCACTTGCTGCTTGCGCGTCGGGGCTTTCCTCAACTGAGGCGACCGAAAGCCGCCCCAATTCAGAAAGAGTACGATTTACAAGTTGTAAATGCGTAGGCATCTGTTATACCGCAATAACGTGGTAATTTACATGCGCTACAAATGTACTGTCACCCGTTGTAAATGCTTGGGTCACATTACTCAAGTACAACCCTTTGTTCGAGGTTGTTGCAAATGGAGCGGTAACCACGCCACTATTGAATGCGAATACACTGCTTGCTGTTACTTGGAATGATGCAGCCGCTAATGTGCTTGATGCAATAATTCCCGCGCCATTGGCCGTGCTGTCCCATTGAACCGCTGTAACTCCACCTGCGGCAAAAGCTGCTGCGACGTAGGTTTCAACCAGTGATACATTATCCAACACAATTTGGTAGCCTGCACCAGGTGCCGCAACTAAAAGTTTAGGCGCTGCGTACATGCCGAGAAACTCTGCTGCTGTAATAGCAACACTAGCCGACTTAAGTGCTGAGCTAGGAACCTGTGTTAGCGACCATACGGAGTTTGCATACCCTACAACAAACTGACCGTAGCTTGCACTTTCACCAGTATTTAATGGGAAAGTTGACAAATCAGCGTAGTTGATTGATATAACATCGTTAGCTTTAACCTGAGCCTGCAAATCTGTCATGTAACCAGCAACCAAAACAGTAGCCAAGCTATCAACAGTACTAGCAATAAATTTACTTGGAGCAGTGGAAATATTGCCTTCAGTAATTAATGCGAAAGTTTGAAAATTAGACATAAAATTTCCCCTTATGGATTAGCCGCGTATGGGTTAACCGTTTCAATCAATGCAATACCGTTATACTGAATAACGTTTGCGCCTGAAGTCAACACGGTTAGCAATTCCCAACGGTCGTTCTGTGGAACCCATGTAATGCTGGTTGTCACATCACGGTTAAAAATTTGAACCATGGAATCCTCTTGAACTAACGGAACCAAATATGTGTCATCACTTCCTGAAGTTGTGTATGGAATCGTGTTGATACCATTAGCACCCAAGGTACGAATGTCGACACCCAGGTATGAGTTCAATTGATTGTCTACTAATGGGCGCTTGTCGTTATAAAACAAGTTAACCACACGGTCATCGTTGAGCATGGATTGCTTGGTAATTGCGGGGAGCCACAACGAACAAGCATGGTCCATTACGTCAACACCTTGGTTTTCAAGGTAAGACAAAGCTTGTGCTATCTTGCCTTCATTCATACCCGTGTTTACACCAACTGCTTTATCAACGGTGAAGATTGTTCCAAAACCTGATGAGGTTACAAGGGCGTTAATTTTAATGTAATCGGCCATTCGAGCTGATGCCAATGCATGAAGTTTTGCATGGTCAACAATCTTGTCATAGGCAAATAATGTTTTTTCACCACCACCAATAACAGTTTTTAATGCGTAGTTGTATGGAACAACCATAACATTTGTTGCGTCTACTGGGGTTACTGGGATATCGGTTGGTGCATATGTTTGGTTTTGCATTTCGATAATATCAGAAACAGGAACGTTGGTAGCTTCACCAGTTGTTCCATGGCGTTCTTCAATCGTATCTGCTAAGTATTGTTTATTCTGGTAACGAATGGTTACTTCGGTGTCAAACAGTTGTGACGCTGTTGCTAAGTCAATTTGGTCTGCCATGATTGCGGCTCCTAATAGTAAAAACAAATACAATGTTTCTGTTGAAACACTGAGCTTATTAATAACTATTGGGTTACGGCTAATCCGGCCAATATTATGTTCGACCTAATATCCAAAGGTTTCCCGAGGGGCTTTTTTTATTAGATAATGTATTTTAGAGCCTAATATGTTTGATTGTCAAACCCTCATCTGACTGTGGTTTTGTGTCTTTCGGGTCTACAACATCTTTATCTGTTATTCGTTTGCAAAATATTCCACAACTGAACAAAGGATGATTTGCACGAATACGGAAGGTTGTTTTTGTTTTGTCGTGATGATGGTTATTGTTGCTTTCCATGATAGCTCCAACTTAATGAAGACGGTTACATTATGCGTTGAAGCTATTTTTTTGTCAATCCATCATTAACCCCTGTGGGCTAGCTGAGAGCTCAAAGAAACATAACGTGCTTGAGCTTCAACGCGTGCCTTTCCTCTTGCACCCATCATAACTTCACGTGCTTTACGAACATCCTCATGATTTACGGCGCTGTAATTAGATACGTTTACCGTGCTGCTTCCTGGAATGGTCGAGTTCAACGACTTGGTGCGCTGTTCAAGAATAGCATCTCTAACCTCTTTGTTTTTAATCGCTTCCTTGAGTAACGCTTGGCCTGCTTTTTCAGGGTAAGATTTTCCGATAAAGTCTTGAAGCATGTTTAAGCTGTCTGCTCCAATATCTTTTTTAGCTGCTTCAAAGCTTTCGTATTTTGTTTTAACGGTTTGATTTTGTGCATGAACAAGTTTATCAAATTGAACTTGAGTCAACCCACTATCTTTAGCCGTGCGTTTGATATCTGCCAAGTCGCTATCATGTAGTTCAATGCCGCCAGGTGTAGCGTAATCATCAGGAACCCTTGCGATATCCTCAAACTTACGTTTTAAATCTTCGTTTTCTTGAAACACTTTGGCTGAGTTGTTATAGCCTGACTCAAGTTCTTCAATTGTTTTAAACTTGCCAGCGTATAGCTTTACATCATCGTTGTTATCATCCGTCATTGCTTGCCCCTGGTGTTAGTTGTTTATTAATTTCAGCTTGAACCTTTTCAACGGTGTATTTCATGCTTCGAGCATACGAACGCCTGCCCTCATACAGTCCAAGAACACCGGCAGTCATTAAAGTTTCGTCCGGTTCTTCCCAAAAAAGTTCTTCAATCATGTCCTTCAAGCACTCACTTCCAAGTTCGCTTGTAAATAACTTGTACAGCTTAAATTCTTTAGGGCTTATTTTCTTAGAGTCTAATAAATCTTCAATCATGTGTTACCCCTAGCATGTCCTCAACTTGATAGAATGATTCTTGAATAACGTTTATCAACCGATTGAATTGAAAACTTACAAGGCCGTCATTTATGTAGTGGCCTTCGAGCATAATAGCAAGTTCTAATGCCCTATCAAGACTGCTAGCAATATCAAGTGAGCATTCATGAATATCATCAAGTGACATTTCTTTTTCTGGAAATTTAACTACCGTCATATTGCCACCCCTGGATTCAAAGGAAATTCTACATTTGCAGCCGTTGTTGAAGGCGGTGAACCTTGTGGCGGTTGTTCTTGTTGTGCTGCTTCGGCCAGTGTTTGTTTTAACTTGTCATCGCTTACAGATAGTTTAGAAGGCAAGTTTAACTTGTCCATGATAAACCGGTTAACCTCGAAAATATCCGTACTAACCATAGGCGCACTTTGTCCAAAGAATTGCTGTTTAATCTGCATTGATGTTACAAGGTTGTTAAGGTCTGATTGATTTTGCAGGTCAAACAATGGTGATTGGAACGCAAACCTCATTTTTGCTGGGTCAAATTTTGGTATTACTTCTGTCGGTTTTAGCAGTAAGCCGCGACCATTTAAGATTTTCGAGCAGGTTTCAAAAATTTGCTTCGGCAGCTCATTTATTAAACGGCTTATGTCTGTGCTTGCTGTTCTTTGAGCTCTATTCTCACGCAATGAAACTTCAGTAGCAGATCTTACGGGTGTTTGTATCTCACCAAGTGGATCGACCATAAATCCCTTTTGGATTGTTTCTTGCATGTGAACAATTTGCTGGAATACATCGGGGTATTCTGGCATCTGTAAAGCTTCGAGCGGATTGCGTCCGTTAGGTTGGCGAGCAATCATAGCTCCCGACCATTGGCGTATTGAGTACGGATTAAAATAACTTCCAGCATCATAGAACATGGGTGGGTTAGCTTTAAACGCCATGTTCTTACGTGAGTACTCAACGATTCGGTTCAAATCTTTAATCGTTGGCATCATATCCAAGCCAATACCACGTCCTTCGACTTCACCAGGGCGCACACGGTCACGGTAGACAATAATCTGTCTATAGTCGCTGTACCTATCCCACAAAACATGGAAAGGGTCATCATCGAGTACGGCGTAAATATAATACTCTTCACGTCCTACTTCAATCTGTCCATAGTTTACCGAATAAGTTTCGTTTGGATTTTGAAGCAAGTGCTCGCGGTGTGTGCCTGAGTAGTCTGGGAAGTTTTGGAGTACCGCCCGACCTGTCATTTTAGCTACATACCAACAGTTTTTGATAATGTCGTCATTAGAATACTCAGCGTATAAAGCAATGGCAGGAATAGAGCGAAAATATAAAGGTACATCATCGCTAGGGGATTCAATCCAAATAACCCCCGTACCCCCAACCAAATCCAGGTTAGAAGAACCCACCACGCGGGCAAGATTAGATTCATTAAGATAAAACATGATGCGTTCATTTACTTTATCCAGTATTTCCTTGCCTTTTTGAATGTCAATATCGTCATACATGTGTGGGTCTAGTTTGTATTGCCCCCAAACGCGATCTTTCGGCATCAATAAACCATGTAAATCATTAGCGCGTTGATACGCCGCAAGCATAGCTGTATTGTCCCAAATTTGTTGGGTAACTGGTTTTCCAATATCAGTATAATTGAACTTAATATTAAACGCGTCACGGTCTGGGATAACGTAGAAATACAAATCTTTATATAGTGCTAACCACCTGTCCTTGTAGGCTCTTGCCTCTTGGTAGCGGTCGTTTAGTTTGTGAAAATTTTCTGGTGGCGAAGTCATAGAATATCCCTACCGACATTATTGCGGCGTTTAGTGCCACCTAAGAAACCAGGAGAAGCGTTTGATGCTGTTGGAATGGTGTTATTCCAGTTTTGACCGCCTGAAGATTTAATGATATCTAAGCGCTGAGCGTATAGGGAATCTTTCTTGCCTTTTAGCTCTGCTTGATTCTCTCTAAATTGTTGGTCAATCTGCATATCACGCTGTTGCTTGATTATGTCGTCTGAACCATCATCATCAAATAACCCCATCTTGTCGCCTCCAAGCGTGCAGAATATCGTAGTTTCTACAATTGTATTTTATTAGCTTATTGTAAAGATGTTTAGGGTTAAATGTAAATCCAATGTTAGCACCCGTTACATACCGCGCTAGCTCATTGCAGCTTCTACCCATGCACGGTTTCCAGCAGACACGCGTTTTCTTTTCAACATCTATCACAATCAAAGCGGTTAAACTTGGCACATGCTTCATGCCACGTATTAAGGAAGCTCCACTTCTAACATCCACCATTTGAATTTGATATCCAAACGCATCGAATTCAGTTACTAACCAGCTTTCACCATCGTAGGTGATAACGTTGCAATGTCTGAACTCCTGGCTGAACGCTAGCTTAGCCTGGATTCCTGTTGAGATATTATAGAAACAAACAAAGTGTATCACTGTACAAGAAATATGATTGCTGGTTTTAGCATGAATATATTGATCTGTATTAAGAACAGGAACACAAGTGGCTTGATAGCTGCATTGATTAAACGTAGCGAGAATATTAATGTTTTTTTAACTTTGGTTTTCATGATTATCCTAGTGCATTATGTTAATAGTTTCCTGAGCGTGTTCGATAGCTGCATCTTTAAGCCTCAAGTGCCCATCGTCAATGCGGTATTGGCATTTATAAACATAGTCTTTTTCTTCGAACTTAAAACCTCGCTCATACTTTCTAAAACAATCGTACTCAGGAAGTTTCTGGATATCACCCCAAAGCATCAGCATAACCGCGCGTTCTAACTCAGACATTTCAAACACACGCTTCACTTTCTCAGTCATTTACAACCTCTTTGTTATCTTTTGAATCTTTTTTATTGAGCATTTTATACCCATGCGTTTCATTATGCTTTTTGAGGGCAAGCTTTAAAGCCTCCCTCATAGCTGAAAACTTTTCAACTGGTTTTTTATTTGACATAGTTTATTCTGCTGAGCCTTGTTCTGGTTCTACTAATTCTGGTTGTTCGGCTGGCGCTTCTTCGACATACGAAGCAATAGCGTTTTGTAACCACATATGGCCTTCATCAAAGCGCATAAACGCTTGTTGTTTCTGAATCATTGCGCCTGGAATCTTTGCGCATTTAGTCATGAATTCAATATAGTCTGCTCTTAAAGTATCGAGCATAAATCTTTTAGCGTTATCGTCCACGTTGTAATCCCCTAGTTTACTTTGATTTTTTAACGGCTTTCTTTTTTGCCATTGCCTTTTTAACAACTGGTTTCTTTTTCTCAGTCATTGCGTATTCATTATTTTTGTTCATTTTCATGGTATAGAATCCCGTGTGATAGAACGTTTTTTAATAGATGTTTTAGGGATGGTTAGTGGGTGACAATAGTAATCACCGGACACGCTGGCTGCAATAGTAACGCTAGATAACGTTTCCTTGATGACGTAGCCAATGGATTTAACCAGTCGGTTACAATCTGTTACTGACTCAAGTTTAACCCATCCAGCCGCCTGGCAAGCTTGCTCCCACTCAATGTAGTTTAGCTCAAACGTCATAGTTTACCCATTATCTTTTTTTTGCTCTAAACGATTCAGGCGCACATGTTCGGCTGCATCAAGTATCATTTTTCTATATTTATCTTTTCTAGCCTGCTTTCTTTCTTCTGTCCAAGGCATCCATGTTTTTTTTTTAGGCTTATCGTCCTGCACTACTATTTCCTTTTTGGTCAAGCATGGTCTGCATCATCATTTTATAATCTTGCAATAATTGCTTGTAAAGTTCAGAATCTTTTCCAAAATCTTCGGCACAACAACGCTCCATAAGCCACGCCGTTCCTTGCCAGCCACTACCGCCGTGTCGGATATCTTTTACCGCATCGTGTACATATCCAGCGCGTGCCCGTTTTACGCCTTTCGAGAACAAAGCGAATATACTAGCTTCACCTGCTTGCATATCGTTAAAGCCTCGCGTTATCCATGTTGTAACTGTAGAGCGTGGAATTCCCTGTGCTTCAGCCGCAAAATTAATCGATAAAGTTTCGGACACGTCCTTGATAATGGCTGCTGATATTGCCTCTGTTAACGTTGTAGGCCTACCTGGTAAGCCTGGCTCTTTATTTTCCATAATATTCCCTCTGTTAAATAAAAAACGTCATTCATTGCCTGAGTTTACCGCATAAAAAGCGAGTGGATCTACTTAGTAATGGCACTTTCCCACGTTATAGTTAATTATTTGTTTACAAAGTGTTGACAAGAACATAACACAATGCTATCATGTATCCAAGTTAGCGATTAAGCGAACTAAACAAACCAGGGGCACAAAATGAAAGATATATTAGAAAGATTGGCGGCGGTTACAAATGAACAAAACAGACTCGACACTATCGCTATCGCTGAAAAAAAGCTAGCCATCCTTCAAGCAAAAGATGATGCACTTGAAGCTACCTCATTTACTGTAAAAGCCATTGGGATAGTTAAAGAAATAATAAGCGAACTGCTTCACACCCGTGATTTAGACTCTGAAATATACGAGATTAGAAGCGTTTTATACCGTATCGATTGATATTAATTACATAACATAACGGAAAACATGCCATGAAAATAACAGACGCTTGCCAAATTCTAGGGCTCACCGGTGACATAACGCCGGAACTAACAAAAAAAGCTTACCGAAAAGCTTGCTCACTGTATCACCCTGACCGCAATCCGGCAGGGCTTGAGATGATGAAAGCAGTTAATGAAGCTTATGCAGTACTTAAAGACCACACGGGCACAGAACAAACGGGCATAGAATACGGCCATGAGCTTTTCGAGGCACTAACCGCAATCATGGGTTTAAACCTCGATATCGAAGTCTGTGGCGCGTGGGTGTGGGTTTCAGGTGATACCAAACCTCACCGTGAAGTCTTGAAAACAGCCGGTTACAAGTGGGCAATCAAGAAAAAAATGTGGTTCTACCGTCCAAGCGATTACAAGTCATTCAGCCGTGGCAGCAAAACCATGGATGATATCCGCGCGGTATACGGTAGCGATAGAGCAGGCGTGAAACAAAACAAACTGAAGGCGGCTTAATTATGCAAATATTCGACTTAAAAAACAGCTTTCACGCCGACTTATCATTCGAGGGTGACGCGGTAGAATATCAAGATTGTTATTATTTACGCTTAAAATATTACCTCAACGATTCCGATAACCTGGCTTCAATCGGGGATTATATCAGTCGAAGCGAAGCAGAAAACATGATAGAAGGTGCTAAAGAATTAATTCGCGCATTAGAGCTCGGGCTACCAATAGAGGGCTTTTAAGATGGATGGATTTTTTTACGAGCTAGGCAAGGTGGTGTTTGGTTTTGCTTCCTTGGCTTTTTGGCTGTTTATTGCTGGCCAGGTCGGGAATTCTAGACGTGGGAGGAAAGTTAAAAATGAATGAAACCAATGAATGCCACGGTGACGAGGACGAATTAAACCAGTCTTACGGAATTTCCGAACAACTCAAAAACAATGCAAGGGAAGAACAAGCAACCGAAGAATGGAAGGAGTCGCGAGGCGATTAAATATCATACGCCCGTTTTAACCAACCATCTAAAAACACCGATTGCGTAGGGTCTCTAGCCACTATCCTACGCATGAAGCCAGCCCTTTCACTAATCATAGGCGGTATGAGTGAAAAAGAAATTTGGTTGATAGCTCCCAATGTCTTGTGGCCTAGCAAGCCATCACACATAATAAAATCAACCTTTTTTTGTGCTGAACAACAAGCGCGCTGAACGTTTAACGTGGCCTGGTGCAACCCATGATTAACCGCGCTATCAAAAACGTATTTAGCGATAATCCCATTCATGATTTTGTCAAATCTAGCCGTATTCCAGAACTCAGAATAATAAAAGCTAACCGCCTGCTCTCTTGTCAAATCTTTAATCGTTTGCTTGGTAACTTCGCCGGTGATTCCATTGCGTACTAATGTTTTCGGGTTAACTTCCTTCAGAAATCTAAGTGAGATACCAAAATTAGTGGCTCCCCCTTTGTCTTTCTGATTGTCTGAATAACCGCCTTCGTTAGCTAAAACGTGATCTACACACGCATTGAAATCAGCCATGACTCACCTCAAAAAGATTCGTTTCCACCAAATCCAGCATTATATTTTTCTTTGAAGCGCTGTTTTGCTACCTGCTCACTAGCTCGAAGATGCGCTTGAATCATCTCACGAGGCACGTCCTGAAGCGTTAACCCTTCGGCCACTGGGATGCCTCGGTTTGGGTTTTTAAAGCCTTCACGGGGCTTGCGTGTGCGTTCTGTGACTACTGGTGCGCGTTGTTCTGCTTTAATTTCTGACTTAGCCATCATTTAACCCCTAATATTTTTAGTTATGCTAGCACCTAGGCGACTTTATCACAAACTAAAACGCCTCATTCCTTGCAATAGTTTTTTTCCTTTTTAAATTTAGATAGAGGGGTTAGGTTAAAGCCCTGGTTATTCATTTTTATCTCGCATTCTCTTTGGTCTACTTCATAAAACCTACCGCCTTTGAATGTTAGATAGGCAGTAAAGTAACCCGAGTCCCCGCGCGACTTGCGATTTTTTACGATAAACAAATCTTTAACCGAGGGGTTTTCAGGCTCTGCTACCTGGGGCTGGTCAATCCCTAACCACCATTCAGCCGCTCTTTCAAAGCCCATGGAGCCAGCTCCTTCGTGTATTTCTGGGACTCTGTCTACTTTTACTTTCTCCACTTTTTCCTTGCTCACTTGCTGTATGGCGAGCACAACACAATCTAGCTTAATAGCTAACCCTGCGAGGTCTTGAGCTATCTCCTCCAATTGCTCATGTCTATTGCTTCCTAAGCCTTTGACGCGCCCAACGTAATCCACAACAATAACGGAAATATCATGCTCCAATGATTGGCATGTGGAGATTAATTCAATCTCGCTTATTGTCACGTTCGGCTTTGTAATTAACAGAAGGTTACGCTTAAGCAACTCTGTTGCACCAC